GCAAGTCGTTCACACGCTCGTTGCAGCGTGGGAGCATCGGGCGCGCTCTTGGCCTGTCGCCGCGGAAGCAAGCGGTGAAGCACAGCCGCGGCGTGCACGACGACATCATTCGCAGCTCGACAAGGGCAGGCGGAAAGTCGTCGGTTCGTTACACCACCATCCGCAGGATCTCGACCAAGAGTAAACCATCGTCGTGGTGGCATCCTGGTTTCAAAGGAGCGCATGTCCTCGACGAGGTCCTGCCGGGACTGCGTCGTGACATCGTCGCGATCCTGCGCAACACGTTCTCGACGCTGAAGGGGATGTTGTGAGCACCCCGATCGATGACCCGACGGCGAACTACACCATCCCGTCTCTGCAGCCTGCAGGACTGCGGATTCCAGAGTTCGCGATCCGCACACTCATCAGCTGGGCCTTCGACCAGGTCCGCGGCACCATCAACACGCCGAACGACGTCGTCGAGCAGCTGTTCTCGCTCGTGCCACAGGCGGTGCGCGACCAGTTCAAGCAGTGGATGCTGCAGAACGAGAACATGTACATCGACGTCAGCTGGCCGCGTGACTCGGCAAGCCTGGCGCTCGTCGTCGTCGAACCACAGAGCGAGGCGGAGTCGACCGATGTGATCCTCAACGACCACGCCGGCATGGTCGACCATGGCACGTTCGGCGACGTGAATCCGTCTGCTGGCGCGGCGTACGCGATCCCGGAGAAGCGCACCACGAACATCTACGTGGCGTCCGATGACGACCGCCTGACGTTGTTCCTGTACGAGCTGGTGAAGTTCATCCTCGTCAGCAATAAGCAGCTGCTGACGAAATTCTACGACGTCAACAACCTGAGCCTCAGCGGAGGGGTCCTCGACCACGACTCCGAGAAGCTGCCCCAGTTCGTCTACTACCGGGTCCTCCAGGCCACGTACATGACCTTCTTCGACTGGAGCGGCGTGCCGAGCGCAGCTGCCATCGTGAGCCTCAACCTCATGGTCGACACGATCCAGAACGCGCAGCGAGTCGTGGTCCCCGTGCCAACCACCTAAGGAGGCCGCATGCCAGATGGTGAAGACGATAAGTTCGCGTTCCTGTCAGCCCGTCATGTCGACAACCTCACGCAGGCGGTCATCGGGCTCGAACGCACGATCCGTAAGGACAGCGAGGCCAGGCGGAAGGACCACGTTGAGATGATGCTCATAATGAAGCAGTTCGTGGCCCACACCGAGGGCATCCCGAAGCTCGTCGAGCGCCTCGTCGAGATGGCCGACGCCAACGGGGCCGCGGACGACCACTGAACGGCGGCGTACCCCTCAGGCAGCGACTCGTGGTAACAGTGCCTGGTGTCGGGGGTTAGGGTGTAGGATAAGATCACCTCATCATGGACACCAAGGACGAGACCAAGACCCTCGCATTGCTGGTCGGTCGTACCTACCGTGGTGAGGGTGCGCCGCCGATCACCACGCCGGACGCCGTCGCCGAGTTGCACGCGATGCAGGCTCCGTTCTCCGCGAAACCCGGCGCCATGTCGATCCAGGTGTACTTCATCACCAAAGGGATCGATAACCCGATCCTGCAGGCGAGCATGGCCGCCTACACGAAGGTCCGCATCGCTACCGTCGAGGACTTCGACGAGATCTTCGAGGAGCACCACAGGGTCCCTGAAGCCAAGGTCGAGAACCCGAGCCGCTGAGGAGTCTGCCCAATGACGACGCAGGTTTTGTTCAATGGTCAGGTGCTCGTCCGACCAGGCGCGTACACGAAGATCGACGCATCGCAGTTCCAGAACGTCGTCCTGTCAGGGCTCGGCATCGTCGGTCTGATCGGTGAAGCGGACCAGGGCCAGCCACGCACGGTGCAGTCGTTTCTGACGCCTGCAGACGTGAAGAAGTTCTACGTCTCCGGCGACCTCGTCGACGCCGCCGACATGGCCGCCAACCCGAGCAACGACCCTCGCGTCCCTACCGGAGCGCAGCAGATCGTCTGCTACAAGGTCAACAACTCGGCGCAGTCGACCGTGACGACCGCTCCGTTCACGTGGCTGGCCAAGCAGTACGGCGTGCTGACGAACAACATCCAGGTCGCCATCGCGATCAGCGCTCCTGGGTTCGTGGTCACGATCACGAACCTCGACGCGTTCGGGAACCTCATCACCGAGGTTAGCCCGATCCTCGGAGGCACCGGCAAATTCTCGATCCAGTACACCGGCACCGGTGCCGCCGCGACGATAACGACCACCGCGACGACGCTCACCACCGCGGTCACGGCGCCAGGCGTGGCCGACTCGCTGACGCTCAACTTCGCCGACTACCCGACGCTCGCGCAGCTGCTGCAGGCGCTTGCGGCGAACGGCAAGTACACCGTCACGTCGCTGGTCACCAACTCGAACAGCTTCGCGTCAAACCAGATCGACCTCCAGAGCGCGGTCGACATCAAGGCCGCGCCACTCGTGGTGACCGCGAAGAACGCGGACATCTCGAACTGGGTCAACGCAAACAGCCAGCAGGTCACGAACACGTTCACCCTCGCGACGGCGGCGTTCGTCGGCCCGCTCCTCACCACGCAGCTCGTCGGCGGGACACGAGGCACGTCGGCGAACGCTGACTGGGCAGCCGGGTTCACGGCGCTGTCTACGGTCCGGATCAACCAGATGATCCCGCTCGCGTCGTTGGATGGGACCACGGCGCAGGGGACCTTCACGATCGTCTCGGTGCTCGCGGCCCTCGTCGCCTACGCGAAGCAGGCGTCGAGCACGGCGGGCCAGAACGAGGTCCAAGGTTGGGCTGGCATCAACATGATCAAGGCCAACCTCATCGCGCAGGCCAACCTGCAGAACAGCGAGCACCTCGTCCTGTTCGGCGAGAAGCCGCAGCGCGTCCGCACGTCGGACGGGGCTGTGGTGTTCTTCCCGGAGTGGGCGACGGCGGTGATCGCTGCCGGCATGCGCGCAGGTGCTCCGCTCGGCGAGCCGCTCACGTGGAAGTACGCCAACGTCCTTGGCGTCAGCTCCGACTCCTCGTGGTCGGAGCAGAGCAACAGCGACGTCGTGTCGATGGAGCTGAACGGCGTCACGGTGCTCAACACGGTCCGCGGTCGCGGGTTCCGCTTCGACAAGGTAATCACGACCTACACGAAGTCGAACAACGACGCATACACCGAGGAGACCATCGTCCAGATCTGGAAGTTGGTCGCGTTCAACCTGCGTTCGGCGCTCCAGGACGCATTCGTCGGACGTGGTGGGACGGTGCAGCGCGTGTCGACCACGCCGGCCGTCATCGCGAACGTCTTGCAGCCTCTCAAGGACGCCGGCGCGATCACGGACAGCATCGTGAACGGCCAGCGTCTCAACGCGTGGCGCAACGTCGTCTGGAACCTGAGCGGTGACACGCTGACGATCACCGTCGTCGTCACACCGACGCCAGGCATCAACTACGTCCTCACCACGATCGTCCTCGTCCCGGCCCAGATCAGTGGAGCTGCGGCGTAGCAGAAGGAGCTGAGAGATGGCGCGTCAAGCACTTCCAAAGAGCCCTCCTGGGACCGGCGCCACCCGCGTCTTCTCGGGTGCGAGGGCAATCTTTTTCTTCAACGGCGAGGTCGTCGGGTTCGCCAGCGGTGTGTCCGGCTCGGAGGAGATCCAGTACGAGCCTGTCGACACGCTCGATCACCTGGAGGTTCGCGAGTTCGTGCCGGTCGCCTACCGCTGCACGCTCACGGCACAGGTGTTCCGCACGATCTCCATCGGCGCTTCGGAGGACGTCAACGGACCGGGCTCGCTCAAGCAGCAGCAGATCTTCCCGAAGTTCGACGACATCTTCCGCATTCTTGGCGTCGACGCCCTCGTCCAGGACGACCCTCGTCTCAGCGACAAGGTCCTCCACCAGTTCCAGGGTGTGAAGACGGCGAGCTACAACTTCAACATCCCGGCGCGTGGCATCGTCACGCAGAACGTCACGTTCGTCGCCATCCGGGCCTTCGACGAGTCCGAGGTCAGCCCGTAAGCTGAGCGAGCACTAGAGCAGCCACGGCTGCATGAGCAGAAGAGGGTCGGCGTGTAGAGGGTGGAGAAAACCAAGACCAAGAGGAGAAGAGGATGAGTGCAGCAGCAGCTGTGGTTCCGGCACCGGAGCCCGAGGTAGTAGCGTCCGCCGAGGAGAAGGAACGCGACTTCGTGATCGTGGACGTCCAGGCTGGAGACACCAAGGTCATCCAGCAATCCACGTCGTTCACGATCACGTGGAAGAAGGAGACCGGGCAGGTCCTGGTCGGCACGTTCACGGCTCAGCGTCCGAACCTCGGACAGCTCGGCCGGATCGCCGTGATCAAGGCGAAGCTGAACGGAGGCGAGAAGGTCGACCCGAACACCGACTTCTGTCACGAGATGATGGCGGCGCTCCAGGTGATCCTGACGGACGTTCCCGATTGGTGGACCCCAGACGAGTTCTATGACGCCCGCCCACTGCGTGAAGTGTGGGACCACGTTCGCAGGTGGATCGACAACTTTCGTAGCCGCCGCGTGGGCTGACGACGCGGCCGTGCTGCGGACCACCGCCGCGGCACGTTTGGACAAGGAGTGGCTGCAACGCTGGTGGTGCCAGAAGTACAACCGACCGCGGAAGGATCCGCTGCTCGCCGAGTACACGCTTGAGGAACTTATGATCGAATTCTTCGAGGACCTGATCGAGATGGAGCCCGACGAAGCATTCCCGCGTCCTGCGCGAGAGGCCGACCGCATCGTGATGCGCACCGGCGACAGGATCCTCGATGACTGGCAGGAGAAGGCGATCAAGGGTGAGAAGATCGACTTCTCGACAGCGTTCAAGTCTGCAGAGGCTCAGGCGGCATTCGATGCTGTCCGGGAACGCAGCAGGAAGCGTGGTCAGGCGAAAGAGAAGGAAGTCGTCGAGGAGTTTCGCGACACCTACGGTGAGGAGAAGTAGTGGCCGACGACGTAGACATCAAGCTCGGCATCGACATCTCGGCGCTGCAACGCAGCTCCGCACAGGCCGCGCAGGTCCTCCAGCGAGAGTTCGAGCGCACTGTCGGCGCGAACGTGCTCGGCAACGGGATGCCGAGCGCTGCCGGAGCCGGCGTGCAGGCCGGCGCCAGCAGCAAGGACACGATCCGCGGCGTCATCGATCAGCTCATGCTGATCCACAACACCCTCCAACGAGGTTTCAGCGTCGGCGGTCCTGGCACAGCCGGTGGTGCTGGCATCGGCGGAGGACTCGGTGCCGGCGGCGGAGGTGGAGGTGGAGGTGGAGGCGCTGGCGGTGGCGGCATGGGCGGAGGCAGCGGCCTGGGGATGCTGAGGCAGGGAGCCACCGGGAAGATGCTCAGCATCGCCTCCATCGCGGGTCAGGCTATGGAGGGGATCAACGACATGTTCCGCTCCGGGTTCGATCCGCTCACGGTCCTGCACACCGTCGGCAAGGTCACCGACAAGATCCCGTTCGTCGGCTCGATGGTCCGCACCCTCACCCAGGAGGCAGAGACCAAGCAGAACATGCGCATCCAGCAGAAGAGGATGTACCAGGCCACGGGAAACCAGGGCGTGGTGTGGATGCGCGAGATGCGCGAGAAGCAGCGGGACGTGATGTCGCAGTACGGGTTGCCCGCTGCGGAGATGGAGCAGCTCTACGGCGCCACGGCTCAGCAAGGCATCGGCGCACCGACACCGACGACGATGGGCTTCGCCAGCACCATGGGCATGGAGGCAGCGGGTCGCGCGATCCAGACCGGCGGAGCACTGCGCCGTGGCGGTGTGAAGGACGTCGACGAGGCGCTCTCGGCGTCGATCGGTACGGCGGTAATGATCGGGCTCGGCAAGGCGCGCTGGCTGGAGGTCGCCGACAAGCTCGCCGAGTCGGCCAGTCAGCTCGGTTCGACCGCGTTCGACTGGCAGAACGCGCTCTCGATGCAGACGAGCATCGCCGGGCTCGGCAAGCAGTTCGCCGGCGCCGGGCCGGCAGGCGCGGCGATCCAAGGCGTGATGCAGACGCAGGCCAGCAGCCAGCAGGGCATCACCGGCGCGATCAACCTTCAGGCGGCGCAGCAGGTCCTCGGGCCGAGCGCAGGCATCGGCCAGATCACTGCCCTGATCGAGCGCGGCTGGAACAACCTGGAGTTCCGCAAGGCGCTCATCACCGGGATGATGCAGCTGCCGGTTGTGCGCGACGCGCTTGACGAGTGGAACAAGGGCAACAAGCGTCCGCTCTACGACTTCGCGTACACCGTCGCCAGCGAGCTTCGCGCGCCGATCGACGACATCGTCAACACGCTGGTCGCCGAGTCGACACCGAACGTCTTCGACGTGCTGCACGACATCTCGGTGGGAGCCGGCAAGCTGCAAGAAGTACCGATCGAGAGACTCCAGCGTCCTGCCGAGAAGCAGATCCAGGAGGAACGCTACATCCCGAGCGACGACAACGAGCCCGACGTGTACGGAGTCCCTGCGTCGACAGCTCCGCCCGGAGGTGGGTCGATCCCGGCGTCCGCCGACCCTAGCTTCCTCGCACCGCCGGTGCCGAGCTTCCAGTCATCGTCGCAGATGTCAGGAGCCAACTGGCAGACCGCAGGCATCCACTTCCGGCACCCAGGAGGTGCCGCTGCTGGTGGCGACATCACGTACCCGCCCGGCACGACCATCCGCGCTCCGTTCAGCGGGCGCGTCCGCACTGCCATGGGCGGGACTCGTGGCGCTGGCGCCCATTCCGCGCCGGGAACCTTCGTCGTCTTGGAGGGTGATGACAACGACACCACCAAGTACGGTCACCTCGATCCGAGGACTGCCGTCAAGAGCGGCTCGTATGTGCAGGCTGGTGACGTGCTCGGTGTGACCCTCGACGCCGACACATGGAAGCGCACCGGGATGGCATCTCACCTCCACTACCAGCACATCCATAAAGGGAAGAACCTCGACTTCTCTCACCCGACCGCCGCGATGCGAGAAGAACTGAACAGGCTGACGGCAGATCCTCAAGGTGATGTCGGTGGCACCGCAGCAGCTGCAGGTGGCGGCGGTGGTGGCGTCGTCCATCACGTCGTGGAGGTCGTCATCCGACAGGACCACATCGGCAGGCCAGTCGCCCACGTCGTCAACCCAGGAGCCAAGCCTCATGCCCCTGGTCAGCTGGTTGGTGGTCGTCGGTGATCCGCGTATCTGCCGGACCTGTCCGTGACGTTAACAACACGTGCCACGTGCTGCACATCCCTCGCAACGCGGCGATCGATCCGCAGGCCGTGCTCGACAGCGTCGTCAACCCGACGACTAAGACGAAGGCGTCAGCAGGCTTCAACAAGCCAGGCGGTGCCTCATGGATGGGCGGCAACGCCAGCGACGTGATGGCATGCAACTTCAGCAAGGACGTCGACGGTGCGGTCGGCACGTTGTCGTTGATGCTCAAGCCGCGACCGGGCGGCATGGATTACCTCAACACTGTCTTCCCGGGCGATCTGCTGGCTGCGTTCATGTCGGACAGCGGCGACTACGACCCAGCCAACCGTGCGAGCGGCACGTTCGTGACGTTCGTGATCATCGACAGCGTGCGGCAGCTGACGGCGGTCGAGAACGGCGGAGCAGTCGTGAACACGGTTTCGATCACGGCGCGCGACATGGGTGTCGTCTTCTCGGAGACGGCCTGCGTCAACGATCAGGCGTTCCAGCAGCTCGACAACCTGCTGTTCAGCGGCGATTACCTGAAGCAGCTGTATGGCAAGAGCCAGCTCGCGCTCAGCCCGCTGGAGAATATCCTCCTCCTGCTGCGCATCTTCTACGACTCGTCGGCAACCAAGACCCAGAACGCGGACGGCACCTTCGCTTCGAGCACAGGAGTCGACCTCCAGTGGAAGCTCGACAACACGCGCCAGCTCGCGTCGCTGATCGACGTAACCTCGTTCGTGCAGGTGCCGATCTTCGGCTACCGGCCGATCGAGCCCGCCGCCCTGATCCAGTACGGCAACCTCTGGTCAGCGATGGAAGCCTTCAGCAACCCGGTGCTCAACGAGATGTTCGTCGACGTCCGAGACCTCGACACGCAGAACAGCGCCTACCAGTCCGTGCAGGCATCGTTCGTCTCCAACAACGAGACGTTCGTGTTGGACGACGTCAGGAACCAGCAGGTCGCTGTGAACGACGTCGACACCAGCGGCGTGTTCAACAAGTCAGCGCCAGGCGTGGTGTCCACCGTTGCGCTCGTCCTCCGCGAGCGTCCGTTCGACGATGCCGTCTTCTCCGCACTCCCCACGAGCGTGGTCGAGTCGACCGAGATCGACAACTCAGAGATCTCGCGGTCGTCGCACGACGTGTTCAACTGGTTCCGGCTCAGGCTCGGCAACGCAGACGTGAAGTTGCAGGAGATCCTCGAAGGCGTCGGCATCGTCCCGGACTCGGTCGCTCGCTTCGGGTTCCGTCGGATGGATGCCGAGACGCAGTTCATGTTCACGTCTAGCAAGTTCGCCGTCGACGCGAAGGGTGGCGCGAAGATCGACTTCACCAGCGTCTACGAGTTCTTCGTCGACAAGCTCGGGCACTGGTACGGCGGCAACGAGAACTTCCTCGCCGGCGGGATGACGGTCAGGTTCCGTCCCGACATCCGCGTCGGTACTCGACTTGAGTTCCGACGAGGGAGTCAGAAGTTATGGTTCTACGTCCAGGGTGTCAACCACAGCTTCAGCAAGGACCCCGGCCGCAGCCGCACGCAGCTCACCCTCACGCGAGGCCGCGATGACTCTGGTCTCCCAGAGATAACCCTGACCACGTTCCAGCACGACCAACTCAAGCAGGCCAATCCGACGTCGCCGAGCGCGTCGCCGAGCGCATCACCGACTAACCTCGCGCCGCGGCCGACCGGACTAGAGCCACTCAAACCAGGATTTGGGACATGACGACGGACTACGCGTGGGACGGGACCCCGTTGACGGCCGGCACGTCGCGCAGACACTTCGCGCTGACCGGAGAGCACGCGCACTGGTCGATCCTCGGTCAGCGCGAGATGGTGGTCGTCGGTCGACACTTCGTCGACGACCCAGGGAACACGTCGAAGCGGTTCGTCGAGTATGACTGCCGAGACATCTACACCGGAGAGTTCCTCCCAGGATGTCGGTTGCTCTCCTCGATGGGAGGGACGACCAACGGCGACGACAACGTCCTCCACCCATCCACGAAGCTTCTGCCCGGGTCGACGAGCACCACCAACGCCAAGACCGAGAACGTGCCCGCCAAGCTCATCGATGGCGACCAGGTGTTCGTCGGCTTCGTGGAGGGTTCCCGTTCTCGACCCGTGATCTACGGCGTGCTGCCGCACTCCGGGTCGACGCGCGGCGCGACCGCTGCTCAGGGCGAGCGTCGCCTGACATCACACATGGGCACGTCGACCGAGATCCAACAGGACGGGACGTACGTCGTAACCCCTGCGACCAAGATGCAGTTCGGCGGCCCCAATGCCAGCGAGAACCTCGTGCTCGGACAGAAGTTCAAGCAGTTCGCATCGGACTTGATCGACGCGCTGCTCACTGCGACGTACCCGACGGGCGTCGGACCGACGGGTCCGATGCTGCCGCCGGCGAGCACCACGATCGCCAACCTCAAGACTCAGCTGGCTACGCTGCTGAGCGACATCGCCTTCACACAGAAGGGTCTCCCATAGTGGCGATGTCGACCGCCACGCTCGCTGCGCAGCTGCTCGCGCTCGTGCCAGCCGCGACGGAGGCAGCTGCGATCACCACGCTGACGAACGCGTACGGCGTCTTCGCCGCTGCCGCCGAATCGAACGGAGTCGTGATCACAGGAGCTGGTGTAACACTCGGGAAGACGGCGATGCAGGCAGCCCTCGTAGGGATGAGCGCAACCGGCGCCGGCGCCGCCGTGATCACGGCAGCTGTCCAAGCCTTCTGGGCCGCAGTGGCGGCTGGTCTCGCGGCCTCGTTCGTGGGCGCGACGGCGATCACTCCTCCTCCCCACGCAGGATTGGCTGCATTGCTCGCGGCCGACTTCGCGACCAACACCGCGACGTCGGCGACACAAGCCGCAGCCACGAATGCCTTGGCTGTAGACTTCCACAACCAGGCCATCATCGGGGGCACTGTCACGTTCCCTGGTCCTGTCGTCAAACCGATCACGTGAGCTAGCCATGGCAGACTCATTCGACCCACAACCTCCAGACGTATCCAGCGGTCGGCGCTACTCAGGAGCGTTCGCGTACTCGTTCATGATGCCCCTGCCGGGCGTCACCGTGACTGACTCTGACGGCGGTGAAGCATTCGAGGCCAGCGACCTCGCCGTCCAGCTGTTCCTGCCGCAGCAGATCTCCCTGCGCGAGCCGTTCGCCACGCAGGTCACCATCATGCAAGACGGCGGGAAGGTGATCGAGTCCCGCGGTCAGGTGATCAAGATGGGGTCGATCTCTGGCACCACGGGGTTCTTGTTCAACGCGGAGGTGGCGCTGCAGGGTAATGGCAACGCGCTCATGCTGCCGCGCTTGGCCACCGACCTTGACGCTCAGCTCGGAGCGGTGTCCGGCTACCTCGCCTTCATGAAGCTGCGGTACCTGTTCCGCGCGTACGGAGCCGAGCGGCGTCGCGGCAACATCGACGCCAAGCTGTACTTTTTCGACGAGAAGAACGACGACTACTGGCGCGTCGAGCCCGACGTCTTCGAGATGACTCGTTCGAGCCGGAAGCCGATGTCATACGACTATAACATCCAGTTCCGCTGCATCGAGCCGTCGGACAACAAGTCGCCGCCGGCGCAGGCGTCAGCGTTCGTGCTCGGTTCCGCGATGTACGGCACAGACCTGGAGACCAACCCGCTCAGCGACTCCAGCGGCTTTCATCCCGGCCTCGGCCTCGGCAAGCGAGCCATCCCGCAGAACATCTTGACGACGATCGCGCGCTACGCGGACATGGTCACGAGCGGCGTGAACTACCTCAAGTTCCTCGACTCGGTCGCGCAGCGTGCGATGCAGTCGACGCTCAACAACCTCGACAACGTCGTCGGGTTCTTCGAGAACATCGTTGACACTGCCTCTCAGCAGCTAGATCTCGTGCCAGCGCTGCTCAACCAGCTCGGCGACTCGCTCGCCGGGCTGGAGCGCGTGATCGGGAAGTACGCCGCCGCGGTCAACGTGTTCACGTCTCGTGACGCAGCGCTGGAGATGAATGAGTGGTGGCTGGAGGTCACAGCGCTATACGACTCGTTGTCCGTCAGCATGACGCAGATCGTCGGGTCGAAGGTCCGTACCGACATCGCCGACACCCACCAACGCTACTCGACCAGTCGTGGAGCGCAGGGCTCGACCACAGACTTCCTCCAGGAGGCGACCGGCAGCACCGGGTCACCAGATGCCAACCCATTCCTCGGCACCTCTGGTCTGTCGTTGATCACCGACCTCAATCGTCTCCTCAACGCCGGGCAGGTGTCGTCGACCGTCGTCTACAACGGCGAGGACATCTACGCGATCGCGCGTCGTCTGACCGGGAAGATCGAACGCTTCACCGACCTCATCCTCCTCAACAGGCTGGAGTTCCCGTTCATCGTCGCGAGCGCGAACAACAAGCCACCCAACACGCTCGCGTGGGGCGAGTCCATCCTCTACCAGTCGACCCAGCAGACGACCGCTTCTGTTGGTGATGCTCCGAGCGACGTTGCGGTGCCGACGGTCGCCGGCACGGTCACCACCGCAGCGACGTTCAGCGAGCTGATCGACAACACGCAGTCGTGGCGTGCCAACCAGTGGGTCGGTTACACCGTGACCGCGACGACCGGCGGCGTCTCCGACTCTCACGTCGTCGCCTCGAACACCGCGGTCAAGCTCTCGCTCAACGGGACGTGGGCGATCGCGATCACGCCAGGCGTGACGACGTACGTGGTAGTGCTAGCTCAGCTCAACATGAATCGACCAATCACGGCTGACACGCGGGCGTACGGCACGGACCTACGCGCGGTCAATGTCGGCGACGGCCGCGTCGACCTCGCGTGGGATGCCACGGGGGACCTCGCCACCGTCTCTGGTATCGACAACCTGATCCAGGCCATCAACCTTCGAGCCAGATGTCAGGCCGGACAGCACCCGTTCCATCCGACGTATGGCTTGCCCTCTCCGGTCGGGCGCCCCTACACTGCCCACGTCGGGATCCTTTACGTGTTCTTCATGCGACGTTCACTGCTAGCTGACCCTCGGATCAATCGTGTCCGTAACGCGCAGATCAGTGTCGCCGGCGACGTGTTCACACTGACCGCAGAGATCCAACCCGTCGCCTCGCGCACCGCGTTGCCGATCTCAGTGAACGTTGGAGGATCGTAGATGCCGACCGCGTTGAGATTCTTGACCTACCCTGAAGTGCTCGCGAACATGTTCGCACACATCCAGAACATCCGTGGGTCTCAGGCAGACCTCATCCCAGGGTCAGCGACGCGGACGGTCCTGGAGTGCGCATCGCTGAGTGACGCCGAGCAGTACGTGCAGATGAGCCGGTTGCTCAATCTGTTCCAGCTCGACAAGTGTCGTGGCGACGATCTCGACCAGCGCGCGATCGAGATCGGCTCCGACCTCAACGTGACGCTGCGTCGTAAGCCAGCAGAGACGAGCATCAGCAACGTCATCGCCGGCAACGGCGCCGTCCTCCGCTCAACCACGCTCGCTGTCGACGTCCTCTACGGCAGCACGACGTTCTCCGTCCTGGACGGGTCGCTGTTCCCGACCTCCGGCTACATCACGATCTCGGCGGGCACGGCGAACGAGGAGGACCTGATCTACTCGCGCGTCCTCAACGTGTTCACAGTGATCCTGTCCGGCAGCGGCAACACCCTCCAGCGCAGCCACGCCGCAGGCGAGCCTGCGGTGAGCGCGTCGATCCGATCGACGCTTCTCGCGCTGGTGAACGTCGGCGCCCTGTCAGCCACGTTGGTTGCCGGCACCGGAGCAGCGTGGGCGGCGTCTGGGTCGGTCATCTTCGACCGCAGCCTCGTGACTCGCGAGACGATCACCTTCACACGCGTCGGCGACTTGCTGACGCTCGGTGCTCCTACGACGTTTGCCCATGCGGCAGGCTCTGTCGTAATCCAGAGCACGAGCGGCGTCGACCAGGCAGTGTCTGTCGGCACGGGTGCATTCGTCCCACCGTCGCTGTCCACACCACAGGTCAACTTCCACGTCACGCAGTCGGGCACGCTGTTCGACGGCGACTTCGTCTCCGGCCTCATCCCGGTGGAGTCGAACCTGGTCGGAGCTGCGACGCGCGCAGGCGCCAACACGATCACGAAGTGGTCGACACCACCGTTTGCGAACGCGACGGTTACCAACCCTTCCGCAGCCACACGCGGGTCCGACATCGAGGGCGACGACGACTTCCGGCAGCGCCTGAAGGACTTCCTCCAGAGCCTGACTCGCGCCACTCCGCTCGCCATCATGACGTTCGCGAAGTCGTTGGTCGATCCTGTGACCGGCGCGTCGACGGCCTTCGTGCAGCTCGTGGAGCCGATCAGCCCAGGGCAGAGCACGTTGTACATCACAGACGGGACGCCGACGTTCTCCCTTGGCCAGCAGCCGTTCCTCGGCCGCGACGTGCTGATCTCTGATGCCACGGTTGGTGATCGTCGCGGCAAGCTCGGCACGTACGGACCTCCGTACAACTACTCAACGATCGCGCCCGTCGCGCCGCGCGTGTTCTCCAGCGCTGGTACAGCCAGAGGGTCATCGACGTCCGTCGGACTGAACTTCCTGGAAGACACTTCACAGGCGATGACGGTGAACGCGTTCGCGGGCATGTGGCTCAAGACCGTCGACAACGTGTTCCGGCTGATCGCATCGAACACGGCCGTCCGTTTCATCTTCACGAGCGGCGACGTGCCGAGCGCAGGCAGCTACTCGGTCTACAACCTCGCTGGCACTCCCCTCGTGCCAGGCACCGACTTCACGTTCAACGCGTCGACTGGCGATCTGGAGATCACGGCAGGTCTCGCTGCTCACGACGGCCTCGTGGCTGCGTCGGATGGCGCCGCGCCGTCGCTCGGCGCATACCTGTACTCCAGCGGCCTCGCGGCCTTCGCGCAACGATCGATCAACGGCGATCCATCCGACTTTTCCGACTTCCCGGGCTATCGCGCTGCAGGCACGCAGATCCTCGTCGCCGTTCCGACGATCCTCGGTCAGGCATTCTTGATCAAGGTGACGCCGGCGCGCGGCTTCACGGTCACGCAGCTAGCTGCTTCGGTGCAGCTCGTCGTCGAGACCTACGTGAACGCGCTCGGCATCGGCGCCACGGTCGTGCTCGCGGAGATCATCGGTGCGATCGTCGCGCTCCCAGGTGTTGCAGACACGGCGATCATATCTCCACCGTCCAACATCTCACTGCCGAACGGCACGCTGATGCGCATCGGCGACACGAACGTGACGGTCGTCTAAGACTCTCGTAGAGGAAACAGAACATGACCCTACCAGTACCGACCCAGACCTGGAGCATCGACCCGAACCACCGGGCGAACTTCGTTTCCGTGATCGACGCGACCCAACAGGTGTTCTACAACGTCAAGAACTGGCTCGTGACCCACGGCTACACCGTCGTCTGGTCGGCAAGCGGCGGCACCGGGCCGACGAATGCAGCCGATCACACAGATCGAATCACGAGCGCGGCGACGTGGACCCCACGTGCGACCATCGCGGCGGCCTCGCAGGCCTGGATCGTCCTTCTCGACGGCAACGGCGTCCAGATTCTCCTCACGTTCCAAGGGGCGAGCGACGACATCTGCCGCATCTCGTTCTCACCCGGCGCTCTGTTCGCGCTCGCCGGCACGACGAACCAGCAGCCGACTGCAACCGACGAGCAGGTCGTCGTCTCTGGCACGACGATCGTCAACGCCACTGCCTCTGCAGACCGCGTCTACGACATCTGGGTCAACTCGACCGCGACGATGTTCAGGGTCATCGTCTACCGCTCGTCTCTGCCGCAGTCGTTCTGGGGGGTGGAGAAGATGACCTCGCAGGTCGTTCTTCCGGCGACGTTCTCCCCACCCGTGTGGGGCTTCTTCTACGGCAACACCTCCACCAACTATCAGTTTGCCAACACGAGCAACTCGATCATGTCGAGCGGGTCAGTGAACACGGTCGGTGGCGTGGCCAAGGTGCACACATCTGTCGACGTAAGCTGCCTCGTCGGTGGAAGCGGCGAGGCCTTCGGGTCGATCGGCGGGTTCGGCGGCACCTTCTGGACCGTCGAGAAGCCCGAGCTGCAGGGGTCTGCGAACGAAATCCTCCTGCCGATGGGTTGCATGAGCAACACGGCGAACGCAAACGGCAAGCTCGGCAACCGGATCGACTGGTGGGCCGCCCTGACCAACAACGCCGCTGTCCCAGCGCATGGTGACACGTTCGGCGCCCTGCAGTTCCTCGCTCTCGGCGCCCTCATCATGCCGTGGGACGGGGTGACCACGCCGGTGATCGCATGACCGTCCGCAATGGCGCATACTTCGGAGACACGCCACTCTACTTCCTGTGGCCTCGGGCCAGGCTTGGGCAGGTCGTCCTCGGGACACAGGTGGCTCCACTTGCGCTCTCACCACTGATCACAGTGGTGACGGCGTTGCCACCGGCCACGCAGCAGACACCGATCGTGATCACCATCTCAGGAAGCACCGGCTTCCCGATCCGCAAGGCATGGATCAATGCTCACTTCCCGGGGATCGTGGGTGACGAAACTGTGTTCACGGGCAGCCGATTCGGCGTGTTCTACACCAACAACACGAACACGCGCGTCTCGAACAATAATGGTGGATACACGTTCACGATCCTGCGTGACGGTGGGTGGCCATCACAGCTGCCGCTCATCACCTCGTTTGACATCGGAGCCGTCGACACCGTCGGAGGAGCAACTGCAACACCATGACCATCGCAATCATGCACGCCTCCGTTTCAGCGAAGCCAGAGCAGTCGGATCCAACGCTCCAGGGTCCGCTCGAATGGAACGCGGCCCATTCGATCTCGCTCGCGTCGCAGCGCGTCGTCGGCCGCAACAGCGCTGGAATCGGCGCTGCTGAAGAGGTCACAGCTTCGCTGATCTTCGACTGGGTGAACAACACGAACGGCGTCTTGCTGACGCGCACCGCTGGCACGTGGGGAGCCCTCGCCAGGGTCACCACAGACAACGGGGACATCGTCCTCACCGACAACGCCGCGCCGGTCTCGCCTGCAGCCGGGTCCAAGATCATCTCGCAGTCAGTGACGTCGGGGCGGTCGATGTTCGGATGGGTCGGTGCCAGCGGCAGCAAGTACACAGCTCAGCCATGGCTGGGGCAGACTCGCCGCTACGAGTGGATCTTTTGCCCAAACTCTGCCGTCGTCGGTCTCGGCGGCACGGCCGTCGCCGAGATCCTCGCCGGCTCGACCGTGAACCCGACGTCGACGAACCTGTTCACGTCGCTGCTCCGTCGCGACTACTCCTCGACGGCGGGCGCAGGCTCTCTTAATGGCGTGTACACGGCCAGCGACTCTCGCTTCTGGCGTGGCAACGCGGCTGGCCTCGGCGGCTTCACGGTGGTGTGGCGCTTCGGCATCGAAGAGGCTGCGGTGGTCGCCACCGCGCGTATGTTCGCCGGCGTTCGCGCCGGCGTCGGCGCCCCGACGGACGTCGATCCATCGACGCTCACGGACCTGATCGGCGTCGGATGCAACAATGGCGACACCAATCTTCAGCTCTACGCGGCTGGTGCAGTCGCGCAAGCTAGGGTCAACCTCGGTGCCAACTTCCCGGTGAACACGCATGGTGTGGATGTCTACGAGCTGGTGCTGCACTGCAATCCGAACGACACCGTGGTCACGTACACCGTCAACCGACTCAACACTGGTGACACGGTCAGCGGCTCGCTGACCGGTGCCAACATCTCCACGAACACGACGTTCCTCACACCAGCTGCTTGGCGCACGAACGGTGGCACGGCGGCGGCCGTCACGCTGGCTCTGATGGGCATGTACGGGGAGACCTCAATCTGATGGGGAGCTTCGATCCCGGGACATTCAGTAATGCCTTTGACCTCGCACCGACGGGGTCTCTGGTGCGGGACAACTACAAGGCCAAGCTGATGCGCCACATGGTGCAACCACCATGGAGTCAGGACTTCACGTCGGTCATGGGCATCATCCTCACGATCATCGGTCAGAGCGACAACATCATCGGCGGCTTGTTCGGCACCGCCGATTTCCTACCCGACGAGGGCTGACGCATGGGATCGACTGATGCCACGTCGAGCCTCATCCAGCAGCTCCGCGGAGCGATGCTCGCCACCAAGGCTACGGTCGGCGACCTCGATGGCGTCGGCAACAACCATGGCGTTCCGAGGCCGCAGTTGTCGAACAGCGATACGCTGTACCGCGCGCTGCTGTTCGTGTTGATGTGGCAGCCGAAGGCGATCCTGTCGTCGGTGTACAACCTCCTCGGCGCCGTGTTCGGTACGCAGGAGGTCATCAGGTCTGGTGGCGGCAGACCATGGCGTGTCTACGAGGTCAACGCTAACGAGATCGTCATCGAGGTGCCATCCGCGCTCGTCGCCGGCACGACGGAGATCGCCAGCTACCTCCACGGCGCGAACGGTTTCGCGCGCGTGCCGGCCGGACCGTCGAACACGTTCACGACCGACTTCGACCTCAGCCTGTCGAGCGCGGTCACGATCGTCGGTCTCAACATCTACGTCGAGACGGCACCAGGCACGTGGACCACATACACGGTCAGCGCCTACTCGTTCAGCGCCGGCACTGCCACCGTCCAGGTGAGCGCCGCGACCCTGCCGACCGGCGGTGGGAGCTTCTACCTGGAGGTGCCCGGCGACCTCGTGGCCAGTTATCGAGGTGACTACCTCGCCACCGGTGGCGAAGCCCAGTCGACGTACTCGACTGCTGCTGGACCACTCACCAACACGCTCCTCGTGGTCGGCGACGTCACTCAGAGCGTGCAACCCAGCGTGGCAGCCCTGATCAGCATCAGCGGTGTGTTCCAGACGCGGATCGTCAGCACCATCGCCTACAACAACGCGACGAACGTCACCACGGTGGTGCTGACCACGACCGACGTCCCCGGGGGCCAAGCCAACCAGGTGTTCCTCGTCGTTCAGGAGCTGGCAGACACTGGGATCACACCGCCGCACAACGACCGGATATACTTGACCGGTACCGGTCTCTACCAGGTCGTGCAGTTCTACCTGGACCTCCTCGTCCGTGCGGCCGGCATCGTGGTACGGCTAGAGATCGTTTAGGAGCCTCATGTCCATCGGCGACGTCCTCAACCCGAAGCGAGTCCGCACGCAAGCCAACGAGCGTCTGGACACCGGCGACGCCCAGGCGCTGTCTCAGGCATCGAGAGACCACCTCGATGCGTACTCGCGCGCGATCGAGGCGCTGCCACGTAACGTCGGAGGGGCCACCCCGACGGGGCTCATCTTCACGGGGTTTGGTTTGACGCTGAACCCGACCGGACCGAACGACAACAAGGTCCGCGTGCAGTCTCCTGTCGGGGTAGCGTTCGACGCGAACGGCAGGATGCTGATCAAGGAGAACGGCACCACCGTCGACCTGACCCTCGGCGCCGGCAACTCGCAGGTCTACGCCTACTACATCGAGGACAACAGCGATTCGACCACGCGTCGGTTCATCACGGTGACGTCGCCATACGCGGAGGGTCCGCAGGTCATCCCGACCAAGCTCAAGGGCGACGTCGGGTACTGGGTGCGCACCGGAGACCAGACCACGATCGTGGCGAGCGACGTCGTAAACGGCCAGACGACAGCGCTCTGCTTCCTCGGCGTCGCGAACAACGCCGCCGGCGCGATCACGATGACCGGCTACGACGTGGTGACAGCGCCGAACGGCGCCTACGCGACCAACCGACTCACCAGCGTCGTCCAGCCGACCACGCCTCCGCCAGCGAACACCGCGAACGGGTCGGTAGCTCACATCCTCGGCCTCCTCCACGCTGCGCTCTATGAGCACGGGAAGGCAGTGTGGGGCTCGTCGAACGTGCAGCCGCCGACGCAGGCCAACAACTTCGGAGCGTACACGGAGCCGACCGGGCGAGGTCTACAGGACCTCGGCGAGGTCCCTCAGGTTCTGGCCCCGGTGCCCGTCTTCGCGCTCAACTGGGCCGCCGCCGCGACCGCTCTCGTCGGCCCTCATCTGGCATCATCAGGTGCTGGAGACGCTTACTTCGACCTGCTGGTACCAGCTGGACGCAGCTTGCGTTCCCTCGTCGTGTCTGTGTTCGGCAACGGAGCGAACACACTCGACGTCCAGGTCGTGCGCACGTATCGAGACGCCACCAACTACGTGGTGCTCCAAGCGCAGCTTGCGTTGGTTCCTGGCGCGGCATGGTCAGACGTCTCGTTCACGTTCGCCGGAATTATCGACGTGGTTGCCAACGTCACCGTCGTTGCTGGCAGCTTCACGTTCACACGCGCCGCAGGCAGCTACCTCACCGACAACTTCGCCGTGGGCATGGTCGTGTCATGGACCGGATTCGTCAACGCTGGCAACAACCTCACGAACGTCACTATCACCGCGCTCACCGCGCTGGTCATGACCGTGAGCGCACCGGCTGGGCCTGCGACCACGGTCAACGAGACGCACAACGCCACTGTGCAGACCAACGACGCTCGTCCTGGTCCTGGTGACAACCTCCAGCTCCGCGTCAACGCGAACGGAGCAGGTCTCCGCGTCAAGGGCTTCAAGCGAAAGTTCTCTTCGCCGAAGCGCCTCAACGTCGGCCCGTTGCAGCTCAACATCGTGGCGATCGCGCTGACCGTCGCGCGGTTGACGGGAAGCTGGCTCACCGACGGCGCCTACGTCGGCATGTCGCTGACGCTCGCCGGGTTCGCCAACGGTGGCAACAACAACACATTCGTGGTCACGACCATCGTCGATGCGCTGACGTTGACGCTCGGCGATCCTGGCGGTCTGGTCAACGAGACCGGAAGCGGCACGCAGACTGCTGTCGGTGATCCGTAACTCGTAGTAGGAGAGAGCCATGATCCCAGTCCGCGGCACACCAGTGAACATCAACGGCAAGACAGGCGCACCGGCTGGGCAGCCTGGTCCTGCGACCACGACCCCGGCGCGCGTCCAGATCCCGATGCCTCCGGGTCGACAGATCCCCGGCTCACCGCTCGCGCCGGCGACCACGTTCGCACGCTACCTGCGCATCACCAATGCGGACGCCACCAACGACCTCAAGGTCTACTTCCTCGACAGCACGCCGGTGCTCGTTCCGAAGGGGACCGACAAGGAGTTCGCCGGTGAGATCCCGTTCTTCGTGGTGCAGGCTGCCGCGGCGACGGTACAGTGGGAAGCGTACGCAGTCGTAGCAGCCTGATCCACACTAGGAGTACCCGATGACACTGCCGAAGAAAACACCGCCGGTCGGCGTGCAGAGGGTCATCGAGGAAGGGGCCACGATGAAGGACACGGTGCCGACTGGAGAGTTCGACGAGGAGTCACCATCGCAGGTGGGGTTGCCAAGGGAGCGCCGGCGCGCGACGCGCGGCGACATCGACAAGCTGAGCGGAGAGCTGAAGTCATCCACGACCAGCTTCCAGGCGTGGGCCACGAAGGACGCTGAGGAGCACAAGCAGATCGTCGACAACGCGGTCAGCAACAACGTGTCGGTCACCCAGCGCATGGACAAGCTCACCAGCACGGTCGAGCAGCTCGACGACAAGCTCACCAGCACGGTCGAGCAGCTCGACGACAAGCTCGACAAGCAGACCGAGAAGCACGACGCGCGCTTCGACGTGCTCACCAACAGCTTCCAGGTCGTGGCCGTCGAGTCCGGCAAGACCTCAGCACACGTCCAGCATCTCGTGGCCTTCGTCGAGACCAACCAGAAGGCCCAGATCCGGCTCGCCACCACCGATGCCGAGCTGGAGAAGAAGGACGCCGCCGATGCCAAGAAGGCTAGGCGTGAGGTATGGAAGAAGGCCCTGATCGTCCTGATCACAACGGCAGGCGCCATCCTCGGCATGCTCATCGAGCACTACAGGTAGCCCCAGCAACACTTTGCACGTGTCAACCATGTTGTTGTAGTCTATGGGGGCTAGAGATGTCGGACCTCCCCATCACCCGTGAGCCCTTGATCGCGAACGTGCTTCCGAGCAGCGTGGCGCGGCACATCAAGGGATCCGTCATGAAGAACGGGGTGGAGTGGATCCCGATCTTCTGTGCGAACTGCGGCGTCGACGGCGGCTACGTCCCGAAGCCATCCGAGCACTTCGCGTTCTTCCTCTGCGACGAGAACCAGAATGGCTGCTCATCGAAGTGGTCGCCGATGGTGGACCATATGGTCGTGCCGCAGGAGAAGTTCTGGGAGGTCGCGCGTCAGGAGCAGCTCGAACGCTACGGTCGCGAGATGACCGAGGTCGAGATCCTCGACGCACTCAAGGATCCCAACCACTGGGTTCATTCGCTGTTGCGCAGCGAGGGCGAGTTTCTCAAAAGGAGATGATCATGGCGAAGAACAGGGACAAAGTTTGGTACTGCGACGGGGACGGTCAGCGCGCCGCCTCCGTCACTCGCGCGCAGACGTTCGTGAACGGCCTGCTCGCGAAGGACTCCTACGACGCGGAGACCGTCGACCTCGCGCTCTACAACGAGCACACGGATGAAGCCGGCGAGGTCCACCTGCAGATCGCCGGCGGCGTCACCGCCGCGAAGCTCGCCAAGACGGAAGCCGACCAGAAGACGGCCGGCTTCTGGTGGCCGAAGGGTTAAGGAGAACGCCCATGATGGTTTACCGATCCTCGCTGGCCACCGCCGGCAACCTCACGACGAACGCCACGCCGAACACCGAGACCGAAGCCTTCTTCCTGAAGGCCGGCGTCCGCAACGCGGTGTTCGCTGCTCTCTCGATGCTCGGCAAGGGAGCTGGTCTCACACAGCTCTCCGGCATCGTCATGCGCATCATCAAGTGGGGTATCGCCTCCACCGCTGGCACCGGCATCACGCCGGCGCCGGTCGACCCAGGCATGCAGGCCGCGAAGGCGACCGCGGCGTCTCGACCGACGTCGGGGACCACACGCACCAACGGCCTCATCACCGGGTGCAGCGGCACCAACCTCGGTGGGTGGACCAAGCCGAACATGGACGCCGGGCTCGCCATCGAAGGCGGCGGCGCATTCAGCATCAGCGGCATGGACGCGTCGGGCACCGCCTCGATGGCGTACGAGTTCAGCTTCGACCACGAGGAGTAGCAAAAGGCGCGTGTACGCGCTGTTTTGAGGTGGTGTGCGCGACGGGCTTCGTGGGCTCCGTCGCGTTGTTGTATGGTCGTAGGGAGGCCGCCAAACCATGGTTGAAACGTTCTCTGAGCCAGCCCGCGACGCGTGGAGGAAGGCGCCTCACGTCATCGGTGTTCCGCCACGGAGCCTCTACACGCACGACGAGGAGGCGCGGGCGATCAAGGGTGCCATCGAGATGGCGCGGGGCAGGCTCCATCCCACGTACGTGACGGCTAACCGTCGCGTCATCGGCATCACGCAGGGCCGTGGTCCATTCTCTCCTGACGTCCGCTTCGCGCGCCTGCGCCAGACGTACAGGTCGAAGTTCAAGGACAACGAGCAGCTCAAGGCCGACATGCTGCTCATGCCATGGGCAGACCAGAACGCGATGATCAACGACCTGACGAACGGGAAGTTCGGCAGGACCTACTGGGCGAAGACGCCGACCTCCACTGGCGTCGCGAACCGCTGGTACGACTTGTGGCCGGTCACCGGCAACCCGTCGGCCGGCTCGGTGGCTGGCACTGCGAAGACGTCGCAGCAGTGGACCGAGGGCAGCACGGGCGCGATCAACCACCGCGGCAACGTGTCGACCGACACGAAGCACATGCTCTCGGCGATGGCGGTGGCGACGGCCAACACGCCGATGCTGATGCTGTACGACCGCGTGATCTCGTACGACCAGAACCCGTATGCTGCGGCCGTCAACCAGACGATGACGAACACGCTGACCGCGCAGCGCTACAACGCCGGCGCTCCAGGTCTCCTGATCGTCTTCTGCGTCTGCACGGTGAATGGTGGCACGGCGACGAACATCACGCAGCTTCGCTACACGAACCAGGCTGGCACGACGCTCCAGACGATGCCAACCACACCGACGGTGTCGATCGTCGTCTCGGGCGCTGCACCCACCGCGACCCTCGGCGCCATCGTCATCGCGCCGTCGTCGGCGGCGACCCCGACGTGGGGTGCTTTCATGCCGCTCGCGATCGGCGACACCGGCTGCCGTCTCGTCAACGACTACACGCCGAGCGCCGCGAACACCGGCACGTTCACGCTCGTGCTCATGCACCCGCTGACCGACCTCATCCTTCCCGTCGCCGCGATCCCGGTCGAGAAGGACTGCGTCTACCAGATCAGCGAGCTGGAGCAGATCTTCGACGGCGCGTGCCTGTCGCTCATGAGCTACCAGGTAGCGACGACCGCGTACACGCTCCAAGGTGGGAACCGCTTCGGGTGGTAGTCGCCGGCGCACATAGCGCTGCGATCCGGACGCGGTCGAAGACCCGACACAGCGACCACGACGAGCAGCGTGCGCTCAGCCGCGCCGCGTGGTTGTGGCGCGACACTCCAGTCTGGGTCGCCGTCATCTCACGTGGCAGGCACGTCGGCGACGTCAAGGGAGATCCCGTCCGTGGCCGCACGCTGATCCGCTGTGGTCAGGACCACCCGTATGTCGACTACGACCAAGCGGTCGTCCAGAAGACGAGCGGAAGGCATTGGGCTCAGTACTGGACCAAGGCCGCGATCGGCACGCACGTCATCGACAACTGGTACGACCTCTGGGGCCTCGACGGGTACCCGCAGGCAGGTAATTGGTCCGGCACGGCGCTCACAGCTCGTCAATTCACTGGCTCGACGGCCGGTGCGCTGTACACCGGCGGCAACGTCACTCCGGCGATCAAGTACCTGACGCGTGCCTCGATGCTGGCCTACGCGAACGGCACCGGGCAGTCGCCAGACGCATTCGTGCTCTACGACCGCGTGCTCTCGTACGACGCCTGCACGATGACAGCTGGCTCACAGTCGATGACGAACACGCTCGCCGCGACGCGCTACATCTCGACCGGAGATCCAGGGCTGCAGATCTTTATCGAGGCGGACACGGTCCACAACGCGACGGCCGCGAACCTCACGGTTCTGACGTATGTGAACGAGACTGGCACGGCGTCGCGCACCGTGGTCACGACGCCGACGCTGTCGAAGATCGTCTCCATCGCTGCACCAACGAAGCAGATCGGAGCACGAGCAGTAATCCAGACCCCTGGCGGGTCCACGAAGAATGCGAACCCGTACCTGACGCTCCAGGCCGGCGACGAGGGCGTCAGGTCGATTACCAACTTCACGTGGAGCGCGGCTCCGACCGGGACCAACGCGTTCGTCCTCCAGTTCCCGTACGCGCTGTTCATCGACGGCGTCGGCACTGCGACCGTGGCCGACCAGGAGTTCCAGTTCGGCATCGACTCGATCAACAAGCGCATCTACGACGACGCGTGCCTGTCGTTCCTCCACAACCCTCACGTCGGCAACGGTCACATGGACCACGGCTGGGTGGAGGCAGGCTGGTGATGCTGCAAGAGACAGCGGCCGTGCATACGCGCCGCAAGACGCGGTGGAACCCGTCCGCGGTCGACGACGCCGTCGAGCGTGCCCTGCTCGCATGTAGGAAGGTCCCGCAGGCGGTTCCTGTCCTCCACGCCGGCGAGGTCGTCGGGCTCGTCCGCGGCTCGTGGGACGGCTCGTGGGCTGACTACATGCCGCTCACGCGACGGCAGTGGTGCGGCTTCCAAGGCTACCCGGACCTCGACCAGCAGGCGAAGAACGGCAAGTACACGCGGATCACGTGGAACAAGACCACGTCGAGCCTCACCGTCGGCGGCCTCGCCTGGACCGACTTCTGGCCGTGCGGTGGGTCTCCTGGCGCCGGCGACTACAGCGGCACCGCGAACACGGCTCGGCAGTTCGACAACACGACCGTCGGTGGCATCCAGCATCGGTACCTGCAGCCCGCAGCGACCGAAACCAGACACGTCGCGCAGTGGGAGGTCGCCGTCGTCGGCGCCACGACTCCGACGAACCGGCAGCTGTTCTTGTACGACCGCGTGCTCTCGTACGACGGCGCGTCGATCACCACCACGACGACGACGCTCACCAACACGCTGGCCGCCCAGCGTTACATCTCGGCGGGTCAGGACGGGCTGCTCATCTCCGTCATGGTGTCGGCGGTGACGGGTGCGACCGCGTCCAACATCAATACGGTCACGTTCACTGACCAGAACGGCAACACTGCCGTGACCTGGAACCCGGGCTACACCGTGAATTGGGAGGTCGGCATCCCGAGTCCGTCGGCGACGCAGCCGGCGATCGGCGCGGCCATCCACGACTCTCCGTTCCTGCCGATGGGTCCCGGGGTGACCGGCCTGCGCAAGATCGAGACCTTCGTCAGCTCGGCGATCAACACTGGCACGGTGTGCTTCGCGCTGGTCAAGCCGCTGGCCACGATGTGGGGATCCAACAGCGTCGTCACCCGGCAGGACCTCGCGCGCGGCATGTTCACGCTGGAGCGCGTGTTCGACGGCGCGTGCCTGAATTTCCTCGCGACGCAGGCGTCGAACAACGCCGCGGACGTTCAGGGCAAGCTGTGGCTGGTGCACGGGTGATGCTCGTCGGCGCCCACACGGAGAGCAAGACGAGGTCGAGCGACCACGACAAGCTGCGCGTTGCGCAGTTCGTCGCGAGGAACGCGTTCGGCGTGTCTCGCCTGATGCCGATCCTCCACCGCGGGCGGGTCTTCGCCTGGTGCGGGTGGTCATGGCTCGAACACTGCTCGTACGTGTTCCACCACAAGCCATGGATGCAGACGCAGATCGACCGCAACGGGTTGCTCTGCGGCTTCAACTCCGTCGACGGCATGATCCGCCAGATCACGGTCAACGGGCAGATGCGGCAAGCCTTCTGGTTCAAGGGCATCAGCACGGGCACTCTCCTCCAGGACTGGACCCATCACTTCGGCGTCAACGAGTACCCGGCCGCCGGCGACTTCGCAGGGACCGCGGCCACTGCTCGTCAACGCAACGACCAGACCCTCGGCGCACTCATGCACGGCGGGAACGTGTCGCCGATGACCAAGCACGTGATCAGCGCCTGGGTGCGTACCGACGACGTCGCCGCATCGGCACGGTTGATGGTGCTGTACGACATGGTGCTGACGTACGACCAGACGGTCACGTCTGCAACGCCGACGACGTTCACCAACACGCTGCCGGCGCAGCGCTACATCTCGGCAGGTGATCCTGGTCTCCAGATCATGGGGATGTACAACACCGTGAGTGGTGGTGGCACAAGCTACACGAGCTTCAAGTACACGAGCATCGGCGGCACGGCTGGGCAAACTATCCCGGGCACGACGATGACGACCGTGAACAATGCAACGGCTCCTGGTAATGGCAACCCAGGGTTGTCCTGCTTCAGCTACATCACCACCGGACCTGGCGCCAGCCTCCTGATGGTCCCGCTGCAGAATGGGGACTCTGGCGTCAAGCAGCTCGACTCGATCACGATGAGCGCCACGCCGGCCGAGTCGAACAACTACATCCTCGGGTTCCCACTCGCGTGGATCCCCATCTACAACGGGCTGGAGGACACGTACTCGCACGACTACGTGAAGCAGATCTCCGCGCTCCCTCGCGTCCGTGACGGTGCATGTCTCACGTTCGCGTTGCTGAACCCCATCGCCGCCACTGGCCCGACGTCGAGTGCTGGTGTCAACGTGGCGTGGGGATGACGCGTGTCTAGCATCAACAAGGGGCTCGGCGGCGGTCGGCGGATCGGTCCCCGAGCCGGTGCCAATCAGCCGGGCAGTCAGTGGTCCGATCGCGGCCCTGAATTCTCGACGACGGAAGGTGTCGTCCACACCACCGTAACGAAGCCGGGCATCGAGCGGTACCTGATCCCGCAGTCGAACAGTCCCGACGACGACGCGGCGCAGCCGAAGCCAGCTTTGCCGTTCGACGTCGCGCCGACCATGGCGCCTGTCGATCGCGATGAGCTTCCGACTCCGGCCGCGACGTCTCCTGTCGACGACGACCCGATCTTCCCGCAGCAGACGCAACTCCTGACCATGAGTCAGGTCGCGCGTGTCGACAACGACGACGTCATTTCTCCAAGCATCAGCATCGCTGAAGACGATGTCCGCACGCTTCCGACCCAACCGCTCGTGACGAGTCAGCTCGCGCTGGTCGACGTCGACGACGTCATTTCTCCAAGCATCAGCATCGCTGAAGACGACGTCCGCACGCTTCCGACCCAACCTCTCGTCGCATCACAACTCGCTCTTGTCGACGTGGACGAGTCGACTGCCCGCACGCGCGTCGAGGAAAACGACGTCCGCACGCTCCCCACGCAGCCGCTCACCTGGAGCCAAGTCGCGATTGTCGACGTGGATGACTCGATCGCGCGCACGCGGGTCGAGGAAGGCGATGTCCGCACGCTTCCGACCCAACCGCTCGTGACGAGTCAGCTCGCGCTGGTCGACGTCGACGACTCGACGGTGCGGATCCCAGTCGAGGAAGGAGACGTTCGTTCGCCGGCTACCCAACCGCTCGGTACGTCAGTCGTCGCGCTGGTCGACGTCGACGACTCGGTCGCACGCACCACAGTCGAGGAAGGAGACGTTCGTTCGCCGGCTACCCAACCGCTCGGTACGTCAGTCGTCGCGCTCGTCGACCTCGACGAGTCGATCGCGACCACGACTACATTCTCCGTCGAGGAAGGAGACGTTCGTTCGCCGGCTACCCAACCGCTCGGTACGTCAGTCGTCGCGATCGCTGACAACAACGATGAGCTGGTTCCATCCACTCATGTCGAGGAAGACGACGTCCGCGCGCTTCCGACGCAACCACTCGGCGTCTCGACCATTGTGCTGGTCGATCTCGATGAGCTGGTTCCATCCACTCATGTCGAGGAAGACGACGTCCGCGCGCTTCCGACGCAGCCTCTGGTCACGTCTCAGGTTGCCATCGCAGACAACGATGATTCGCTCGCTCCGTCCACTCATGTCGAGGAAGACGACGTCCGCACGCTTCCGACCCAACCTCTCGTCACGTCTGTCGTTGCACCGATCGACCAAGAGACACCCGTGGTGCCATCTGTGGCGATCGTCGACGACGACGCTCTGCTCACCGGCTCGGTGTTCATCCCGATCGAGAGCAGAGTGCTCGTCGGCCCGGAAGACAACGTGCCTGCGACTCGCGTCGAGGAGGATGACTTCCATGTCTACTCGACCCAGCCTCTCGGCGTCTCGGTCGTCGCGCTCGTTGACGTCGATGACTCCATCACTCGCACACGTGTCGAGGAGGAGGACTTCCACGTCGTTTACACGCAACCCCTCGGAGTGTCGACCATCGCTCTTGTCGACGTGGACGAGTCGACTGCCCGCACGCGCGTCGAGGAAAACGACGTCCGCACGTTACCGACGCAACCGCTTGGGACATCGACGCTGGCGCTGGTCGACGTGGATGAGTCGGTTGCTCGCACCACCGTCGAGGAAGACGACCGTCTCGCCGGCGTCACGAAGGAGCGCGTGTGGAGCGTCCAGTCGTTCCGCGTCGACCACGAATTCACGATCAACGCGATCGAGGAAGAACCCGTCCTCATCCACAACCGGACGTTGCCTGACCCATGGGTCAACCCGTTCGTCCCGATCGGTGATGAGGTCAGAGCCGCGACCGTGTCGTTCGACGAAGACACGACGTGGCCGCGTCAGACGTGGCCGATCTGGAAGCAGCCGGACCCGTTCCTGGGGCCGGAGGACTTCCCGTCGGCTCTCCCACCGACGCCCGCTCCCTCGCCGAACCTCATCGCCACGCTCACGTCGATCAGCGACCTGGCGGCGACCGTGTTGGTGCGAGGTGACCTCGACGCCGTGTTCAGCACGGTCGGCGACCTCGCAAGCGGGGTGACCACAAAGGGCGACCTTGATGGTACCCTTGCGGTCGTGGGCGACCTCCTCGAAGGAAGCATCAAGTGAGCTGCACGAACCCGCAGGCTCCACCGCAACCCATCACGGTCGTCCGTGGCGAGAGCAAGACGTTCCTGCTGGCTGTGCGTGACAGCAAGACCCTCCAGCCAGTGGACCTCACCGGTGCCAAGGTCTGGTTCACGACCAAGAACCGCATCGAAGACATCAACGCGATCATCACCAAGAAGAACGTCACGGCCGGCGGCGTCGACGGCCAGATCCTCATCACGGTGCCGCAGACCGGCGCCACGATGGGTCAGGCGCAGATCTTCCTCGACCCTGCCGACACCGCCGGTCTCGACTCCGACGCGTCGTACTGGTGCGACGCCTGGGTCCAGCTCGCCACCGGGAAGCGTTCTCAGGTGCTCTCCAACCGGCAGTTCGTCGTCGAGCCAGCCGTCACCACCGTGTTCTTCTAGGAGGCATCCATGACGATCTCAGGCACCGTGCAGTTCTCCGGGCGGCTCAGGTACGCGGCGCCCGTCCCGAACGTCGACAGCTCGTCGAACCCGACGTGGCTCGCCGACGTCCTGGAGCAGATGGCGTGCTCAGCCCGCAAGGAGGAGGAGTACACGCTCACCGCGGATGGCGACACGCCGGTCACCTTCGGATCGCTCGTGAACGGCGCGAACTGGGTCGTCATCAAGGTCATGCCAAACATCGGCATCCCGCCGTCTCCTGGCTTCCCGACCGGCGTGCTTGCGGCACCCAACCCTGTCATCGCCAAGCTGACGAGCCCGGCCGGTGCGGCTGCTCCGATCGAGGTCGACGGCTTCATGCTCATCGCCTCGCAGACCATCGCGTACACGGCGCTGTCGATCGCGCGCACGCCAAGCGTCCAGACAACGGTCCGCGTGATGCTGTTCGCCTTCGGTTCTTAGCGTTGACATTGTCAACGATAAGAGGGTAGGTTCCGTAGGTGACGGAGCCTGAACGACGCGCCACGGTGACGATGCTCTCGAACGTGCGCTGCGTGGTCAGGTTCCGCTATCCGGGCTGGGACAAGAAGAAGGCCAAGAAGGAGCGCACGCGCATCGTCAACCTCCTGGACGATGCGCTCGCCATCGATACCAAGGGCGCGCACTTCAACCCAGTCGTTCAGCAGGGCCTGTGGGACGGCCGCAGGCACATGTTCTACGCGGAAGGCTCCACGTTCCCCAAGGGCATCATGCGGCGCCTGAAGAGGCTGCTGCGCGAGGCCGGCTACAAGGTCATGAAGACCAAGGACGAGCGCAAGCGTCCTCCTCTGGGTACTGGAGAGCGTCGTGTCACGCCGAGCATGCTCGCCGGTATCAAGCTACGTCCCGACCAGCTCCGCGTGGTCAGGAGCGCGCTGAAGAGAGGGCATGGCCTGCTTGACGTGGCGACCGGCGGCGGCAAGACCGAGATCGCCGCGGCGATCATCAAGGCGCTGTCCGAGTGCCGCTGCCTGTTCCTGGTCCACACCAAGCAGCTGCTCAAGCAGGCACGCGAGCGCATCGCGCTGCGCCTCGGCACGATCGAGGAGCACATCGGCATCATCGGTGATGGCCGCTTCGATCCGAAGCACATCACGATCGCAACCGTGCAGAGCCTCACCCGGACGCAGGGCGAGGCGCAGAAGAAGATCATCGCGAAGTACCTCAAGACGATCGACCTGCTCATCCTCGACGAGACGCATCACGCCTCCGCGAAGTCGTTCTATCGGCTCGTCCAGCGCATCGACGCGCCATGGCGCTTCGGTATGTCTGGTACCCCGTTCGGGCTCGCGGACGGCAAGGGCCTCATGGTCGAGGCCGCGTTCGGACCGATCGTCGCGCTCGTCACCAACCAGGAGCTGGGCAAGCTCGGCGTCAACGCGATACCGACCATTCGCATGGTGGAGATCACTAAGCCGAAGATCGACGCCGACCTCGACTGGCAGAGCGTCTACAAGGAGGGCATCGTCCTCAACGATGTACGCAACGGAGTCATCGCGGGCAGAGCCGCTCGCTTCGCGAAGAAGGAGTGGCCTACGTTGATCCTGGTGCGAGAGCTGTGGCACGGCGACAAGCTGTGCGACCTGCTGCGCGAGCGGAAGGTGAAGCACGCGTTCGTCCACGGCCAGATGCCGACCGAGGAGATCGAGCGCCAGAAGGTGCGGCTCACGGACGGCAAGATCAATGTGCTCGTCGCGTCGCCGATCTTCGGCGAGGGCGTCGACATCCCGAGCATTCGCGCGCTCATCGTCGCGGACGGCGGACAGTCGACCGCGAACGTGCTGCAGAAGATCGGCCGTGGTCTCCGCGCGAAGAAGGACGACAACCGACTCGATGTCGTCGACTTCAGCGACCTGACGCACAAGTGGCTTTCGCGACACAGTCAAGAGAGACTTGCGCTCTACACCGATGAAGGCTTTCATGTTATAGTGGATTGATGAGGAGCCGAACGATTCGAGGTTCGCTCGCAGAGCGTTTCTGGCCGAAGGTCAATAAGCTTGGTCCCAAGCAACCGCACATGAAGACGCGGTGCTGGGTTTGGACCGCATCATTAAATGTCGGGTATGGGCAAATCGGCCGCGGTCCTGCAGGAGCGGGTGCGGCATTTGCGCATCGCGTTTCTTGGGAACTTCGTTACGGTAAAATTCCAAGCGGAAGATGGGTTCTTCACAAATGCGATAACCCTCCGTGCATTCGGCCTTCACATCTGTACTTGGGGGCGCCGAAGGACAACGAGAGCGACATGACCAAGCGTAGACGACGAGTCAGCTTGCATGGAGAAGAGTCGCCGCACGCGAAACTTACCGAAGCTGATGTTCGGTGCATTCGTGCTGAATATGAACCCGGAAAACAAGGCGTTGCTCACTCAAAGTCACAGAAGTCGATTGCAAAACGTTATGGCGTGAGCGCCTTCACCATCAGTCAGATCATTCGACGCGTGAAGTGGGCACACGTTCGTTAGGTTCAAGGTCGTGGCCTGAAAAAGATCTCGTCCACAGCTTGTGGACGGACCGTCGACGATCTTCAAAATTGGCTGTGGATAACATCTCCTGGCCACCTTAATCTTGACCACTGCGGTCAAGATGAACTACATCCTGTCTTCGGGATGATCAAAAACGCTGCGAAGACGCATTGCCCGCGTCGTCATCCACTGTCTGGTGAAAACCTCTACGTCTACCCTGATGGGCGTCGCGAGTGTCGAACGTGTCAACGACGAGCTGTTCGCAAGTACAAGCAGCGTGTCCGTAAGGCGACGAAGTGAGCAAGAAGCAGATCGCTCAAGAGTTGTGCGTGCTCTATCACGAGGCAGTGCGTGGAGCAGTCGCGATTCAGACGAAGGCCAATCGCAACCGACACATGCCGACGCACACGCTAGATGATGTCGACAAGTCGTCGCGTCGTGCATTCATGGCTGCGGCGACCGCGTGCATCGAGCTGGATGCCGACGCCCGCGAGTACATCGTCGCGCAGTTCGCGATGTGGCGTGACGCGAGCGCTTATCACAAGAAGTTCCTCATCCCATCGCCGCAGCACATGGGCACGCTCGCCGCGCGCGTCCGCTACCTGCAGCACCAGGCTGATTCCGAGACGCGGCTCGCGCGTGTCGCGACGATCGATGACCAGGAGGACCGCAAGCGGTTCTTCGTGGAGGAGCGCCAGCTGCGCGGTCTGGTGCGTGTGCAGCGTCGTGATCCGATCGAGGTCATGACGGAACAGCCGGAGCAGTTCTCGCGCACGTTCCTCCAGCACAAGGGTGTGTGGGATGTGGTCTGCGATCTCTGGGAAGAGAGGAGGCGTTCGTGAGCAAGAAGGTCATCCAGCTCGAACACTTCGAGGGTGTCTTCGTCGTTGGTATGCTCGTGCAGTCGCGCGACGAGACCTACGTCATCGTCTATCAGCGGGGTAACACGATCGTGCTCAAGCCAGCGACCTGGTGGCGGCGTCTGTATTGGCGCGTACGAGGGTTGGTTCATTGACTCCGAAGAAACCACGTACGCGGTTCGACGCCGTAGCCGAAGAGGTAGCTGATCCGTCATGGAAGGTCGACTACAGCAAGGACTTCGAGCGGAAGATGCTCCGCGTGCTGTTCATCGACCAGGAGTTCGCGACGACCTCTGGCCTTCACCTCGGTCACGAGCACTTCTCCACACCGTCGTTGCGGTGGCTCGCGCAGAAGCTCGTCAACTACGTCCGCGAGCATGGAGCTGGCTGCAGCAAGGACGCGCTCGCGATCGAGCTGGAGCGTGACATCAAGATCGGCCGGCTCACGGCCGCCAACCGGGACGCCGCGAAGGCACTCGTTGACACGATCGACACGCCGGTCAAGGACCGCTCCTACGTCAAGGAGGAGCTGTTCCGGTTCATCAAGAACCAGACAGTCGATCGTGCAATCCGATCTAGCATTGATCACCTCGACACGCAGGACTTCGAGTCGGTCGACAAGGAGCTGCAGAAGGTCCTCGACGTTCAGATGTCTCTCGACGGCGGCCTCGGTCACTTCTTCGTGCGTGATCGTACCGAACGGTACAAACGACGGAAGGACTACAAGTTCGATGGCATCTCGACCGGGTTGTTCCTCGACGAGAAGCTAAAGCCAAAGGGGATTCCGCCGAAGTCGCTGACCACCGTGGTCGCGCCATCAGGTGTTGGCAAGTCCGGTGTGCTGATGTTCATGGCGCGCAGCGCCGTGGTGAACAGCAACGCGAAGGTGCTCTACGTGACGACCGAGCTGTCGGAGGACGTGGTCTGCGACCGCCTCGACGCCTCGTTCACCGGCGTGTCGATCAACATGCTGGAGAAGGATCGCAAGCTCGTCCGCAAGAAGGTCCGTGGCCTTGGGGCGAAGTACGGTGAGTTCCTCGTCATCAAGGAGTTCCCGCCGGCCACGCTGACGCCATCCAACCTGCGCGCGTACATCCGCCAGCTGGAGCGGGTCGCGTTCTACCCACAGGCGGTCTACATCGACAGCGCCGACGACATGATCCCCGATCCTGGCGACCGCGGGCGCGATCGCGACGGCTACGAGGACGCTGGAGCAGTCTGGCGCGGCTGCCGGCGCCTGAGCTACGACGTCCGGGCTCCGGTGGCCACAGCGAGCCAGACGCAGCGTGGCGCCCTGCACAAGGAACACGTCGACTGGGACCAGATCGCCGACTCGGCCAAGAAGGTCATGGTCTCCGACGTCGTGCTGATCCTACAGCAGACAAGAGAGGAGCATCGCCAAGGAGTGGGACGCTTCTACATCGGAAAGAATCGCTTCGGTTCTGCGAAGTCCGAATGGAAAGTTCGTCTAGACTGGGCGCGAATCGACATCCGCACCATCGGCTGAGGAGCACAGATGCCACCGAAGAAGACCACCACCAACGGCCACAACAATCACAACGGTCACGTGTCGCTCGCGCGCGAGGAGTACGACGCGTTTGTCGCTCGCGAGGAAAGCTACACCGAGGCGATCGCAGAGAACGCGAAGAACGTCCACAAGCTCAGCCTCACCTCAGAGCTGATTGGCATGCAGGCCAAGCGCATGTCGGAGACAGACCTCAAGATCACGTACCTCGAACGCGTCAACGCGATGCAGGCGACGTTCATCGACATGCTGCGCGCCGACGCTCCGCTGGTGCTGCAGCTGCACGAGCTGTCGGAGTTCTGGCGGCAGTGGCTCCTCCAGACACAGAAGGCCATCGACGCGCGGAAGACGACCGTGGCCGAGGTTGAGAACTTCGAGCCGGACCTCTTCAAGACGTGGCGAAACTGGGTGAACGACTATGGCAAGACGGACCGCGTGCTCGGCGTCGCCGGGACGCGGATGACGCGCGCGGAGTACGACTCCGCGATGCCGAAGAACGCGAGGGAGTGGCAGGAGCACACCATCCGTCGGCTGCGTGACGACAACGCGAAGCTCATCCAGCGCGCAGAGAAGCTCGAAGCGGAGATCGAGTCGCATAAGAACCCGGCGAAGAACGAGGGACCACAGCAGGACACACAACAGGAGAAGCAACCGTGAACACGGCACACGGTCTGGAACGCCGAGTGGAGCGCGTCCTGAGCCTTGATCAGGTCCTTCGTCATCTCTCGGTGGTCCGGTCAAGCTCAGCAAGGCAGAAGTCATGGGAGCGATCGGTGGCTGAGTACCGACCCGCGAACAGGTTCGGCCCGTACCCGACTCCGGGTCGCATCAGCGACAAGCGCACCAAGGAAGGTAGCAAGCGCTACCTGCGTGCGATCACGCACCACAACCTGATGCTCGCAGCATGTGGGTGCACCGGCATCACGATCGGCATCAACGGGATCTGCACTTGCTGTCAGGGTGCCGTGCTAACGCCTGAGGAGCGGAACAAGTAGTGCTCAACCTCCGAGCCATAGACCGAGCCTTCGACACCGAGCGCTACGTGCTCAGTGTGCAGTCCGACGCCGCACGCAGTTCAGGCAACCTCATCGTGACGTGCCCGCACTGCGACAAGGCCAAGCTGTGGGTGCTCACCGTAGACCGCGACGACATCCGCTCACCGGCGTGGCAGTGCTTCTTCTGCGGTGACTCAGGCCGTACGGCGCTCTCGCTCGTGCGTCGCTTGGAAGACTGCGACACGTTCGCAGCGCTGGAGCTGATCGCCAAGTTTCAGAAGGGCAACGAGCCTCTCATCGACTTGCGACGTCTCGTCGAGGACCGGCTGATGGGCGAGGTCGAGCTGTGGAATGACAACGACGTCGTCATTCCGCTGCCCGACGAGTTCATCGCGTACGGCAGCGACGTTCCACGCCTGCCGTACTTCATGCAGCGCGGCATCGGTCCGAAGAAGGCGCACCGCTACGGGATCGGCTGGTGCGACGACGGGTACTTCGCGAACCGCATGATCATCCCGGCGCACCGCGATGGGAAAGTGGTGTTCTTCGTGGCTCGCTACATGAAGGCGAAACCGCCCAAGGGTGTCAAGAAGACGCTCTATCCGAAGGGTGCCAAGCCGGGCCGTCACCTGTTCAACTACGACCGCGCTCGGTTCTGCGAGACGATCCGCATCGTGGAGGGCGTGCTCGACGCGGTCCATGTCGGCAAGTCGGCGGTGGCTACGTTCGGCACGTCGCTCTCCCAGTACCAGCTGGAGCTGCTGATGCGCACCGCGGCGAGCGAGATCATCATCATGTGGGACCGCGACGCGATCGATAAGGCTCGCGCCCTGGCGGACCGACTATCGGACTTGTGGCGGGTGCGCGTCGTGGAGCTGCCCGATGCACGAGATCCCGACGAGCACACCAAGGACGAGCTGCTGGAGATGGAGCGTGCGTCACCAGTGCTCGACACATCTGGCGCTCGACGCGCGTACCTGATCGGCCGTCTGGAACGCCCGAGCTGAAGGCATGCTTGATTGCTTGCAATTGGTGTGTTGACCTAGTAGCTTGTCGACCTGCCATTTTTTGTTGACAACGTCAACGCGAAGCTGTAAGATATGTTCGAGGATCAAGAGCAGATGACAGAAGAGGACCTGAGCAACTACCGAGAGACGGACCAGTCCGTTCGCGGCCTCACGCTGGAGGCAGCCGAGTCGATACGCGAGCTGACCGAACGTGCTCTCAAGAAGAACGGTCAAGACGCCGACCATCGTCTGATGATCGACACACGAGCCGACGGGCTCTACGACCTGATCGTGCTGAAGCGGGTCAACTAGGAGACCAACGTGAAGAAGACGAAGAAGAAGTCGAAGACCGTCAAGAAGCAGAAGCACGTGCCGAAGACGGCGAAGGCAAAACCGGAGGAGACCATGGACCGCAAGGCGCTCAAGGCCGTCGTGTCACAGCTCAAGGACATGGGCACCGACATCAAGGTGTTCAAGAGTGATACCGACGAAGCACTCCAGAAGAAGATCAACGAGGCGCTGCAGAAGCTGCCTCCGCCGAACGTGATGAAGAAGCTGGAGAGCATCGTTCCAGAGAAGCTCGTCACGATCCTGAAGCGTGACTGTATCGGCCTCTTCATCGACCTCTCTGACGTCTCCTGCGTGCGTTGCAAGGACAGTCAGACGTGCATCACCACGTTCCTCAAGAACGTGAAGGACGGCGCCCGCGACCTCGACAAGGCGATGCCAGACCCGGAGCCCGAGAAGGTGGAGGCGAAGGTGAAGATCACCCCGGTGACGAAGTACAAGCCGGGCCGTCTCGTGTTCGTGCGCGACGTCAAGAACCCGAACCCGAAGGGCGACGACTACCATAACACGCTCCAGAACGTCCTCGACAACCAGCCGGAGACGCTACAGGAGCTGCGCGCGATCGTCGAGGAGGACTTCGACATCGACAGCGACGGCCAATTCATGAAGTTCGTGACGTCGATGCGTGATCCCAAGGAGGGCATCATCAAGCTCGACGTCGACCTCAGCGAGAAGAACAAGACCGAGCTGCGCAACGCCGGCTACGACCTGTGACTCGTAAATTGATGCGGCAGCTTGAGCTGCCATATCTCGATGTTTCTGGAAACCAAACCAAGGAGAAGACTGTGGCGAAGAAGAATCTGTACGTGGTGACTCTGCCGACGACCCTGGCTGTGATCGTCGAAGCTGGAGACGAGAAGGACGCGACGGCGTCAGCGACGAAGACGGCCGAGGGTGTGATCGGCATGTCGTTGGGCATCCTGCGTGTCGTCGGCGACGCGAAGGTCACGGCGGTGACGGCTGGCAAGGCGAGCAAGAAGTCCAAGTCGAAGGCTGACGACGAGGAGGACGAAGACGAGGACGAGGAGGAGACCAAGTCGGAGGACGACGACGAGGAAGAAGAGGACGAAGACGAGGACGACGACGATGATTCCGACGAGGACGAGGATTCCGACGAGGACGAAGAGGAGGAGCAGAAGACCTCCAAGAAGAAGAAGGACAAGGGCGACAAGAAGTCCGACGGCAAGAAGAAGATCAAGATCAAGCTACGTGGCTGATGCTAGGGATGGCGTTGCTGTTGGGTGTGGACAGGTGCCACACTTAGCAACAGTTACACTCAGGCGTTCACCGCGCCTGGCATGTCAACGCTCGTTCACCGCGTCGTCTACGAGCAGCTGGTCGAACGGATCCCGCGTGGGATGACACTAGATCATCTGTGCCATAGGCGGCGTTGCGTGCACCCAAACCATGTCACACCAGTCACGCATGTTGTGAACACGATGCGTGGTCGAGGTGTGGGTGCACGCAACGCTGCGAAGAAGCGCTGCAAGCATGGTCACAACGATTGGTACGTCCAGATGAAACCGAATGGCCGGAAACGTCGTGTTTGTCGGCCCTGCATGCTCCGAATCCAGAAGCGACGGAGAAGCTGATCTGATGAAGAAGGTACGCCCACCCGTCATCTTCGCCGACACGCCTAAGCAGGCACGTCGGCTGATGGACGAGCTGTACAAGGATGCCTACCTCGAAGGGAAGGTGACCGCGGTCGACACCGAGTTCGTTCCGATGACGCACGAGCCGGTCCTGATGTCCTACTCATGGGGCAAAGGGATCCGACGTGTCGTGCGTGCCGAGCTGGTCAAGGAGTTCTTCGGCGACTGGCTCTGCGACAAGCAGACCAAGCTCGCCTACCAGAACTACAAGGAGGACGTCGAGACGCTGGAGGCGCTTGGGTTCAAGCGCAAGTACCTCGCCGACAGCTTCTACATCGACGTCATGGTCGCCGGTGTGCTCGTCGATGAGACGTTGCTCCTGCACGGCCTCAAGGCCCAGATGTTCCACTTCCTGAAGTGGTATCGCCGCGAGTACGGGCAGACCTTCGTCTACGTGCCTCCGGGCAAGAAGAAGGCGATCGTCATGAACCCGAGGCAGGTGCTCGATGATCTACCACCCGAGGCGCTCGCAGGCGCCATCCTCAAGTGGGGTGGTTCGAAGGGAGAGCACACGACCGGAGCGCGCACCGCAGAGGACTGGTTTCAGCTGATGCTCGATTACGCTGGCGACGACGCCGAGGGCACACAGCGCCTCGCTGTCGGTCATCGCTCAGAGCTGAAACGCACCGGTTACTGGCAGACGTACGTGAACGTCGACCGCCCGTTTACGCTCACCCTCATGCAGTGCGAGGACTCGGGCGCGCTTATCGACCAGCCGACGCTCCGCAAGATTCTTCGCAAGCAGGAGATCCGCATCATGCGCGCGGAGCACTGCTTCCGCACCGCGGCCGGTAACCCGAAGCTGAACCTGCGCTCGGGTCCGCAGATGAAGAAGCTGCTGCTCGGCGAGTGGGGTTGGCCTGAACATCCCGAGAATAGGAGCGAGAAGACCGGCGAGCCTGCGATGGACAAGGAGGTCCTCACGTGGTGGCTCCAGAAGCACAAGCTGGAGCTGGCCGAGGTGAAGCTCGCATTCAACAACGCGAGCACCATGAAGGGCACCTTCCTGACGGGCATCCTCAATGGGCTCAGTGACGACGGTCGGCTGCGTTCCGATCTCAACCAGATCGGCGGCAAGACGTCGGGCCGCATCAGCTCGCGTAAGTTCGACGTGCTCGTCGAGGTGAACCGCACGCTCAAGAGCGGTGTGGTGAAGACGACGATCCAGAAGAAGAAGGCCGGCGCGAACGTCCAGAACATCCCTGCCCGCAAGGAGAAGGACCCGGACGGGATCCGCGGCGCGTTTAGAGCACCGCGGAAGGGTGAGGTTACCGCGTGGGGTGACGAAGCCACCGAGGACCACAAGCTGCTCGTCGCGGATTACTCGGGCTTCCACCTCGTCATCGTGGCGAACTTCGTGGCGAAGCTGCCCACGAAGCCACAGTCCGCGATGGTCGACGTGATGAAGAAGTACGGGACGCCGAGCGCCGTGCACGTCTACACAACGATCCAGATGTTCAAGCATGCGAAGCCGCACAAGTGCGACTCGTACACGTGCAAGGACAAGAAGGGTGAGTGGAAGAAGTTCCACGGCGAGAACAAGACGTTCGCGCTCAAGGACTTCACGATGGACAACTGGGGAATGGTGAAGTCCCTCTTCCCCGACCAGTACACGTACGCGAAGAACACGAACTTCGCGCTCATCTTCCTCGGATCGCCGTGGACGCTCGCCTACAACACGGGACGTGATCCTGGCGACGAGGAACAGCTGGAGGAGTGCAAGCGCCACTACGACGACTGGTACGAGCTGTACCCAGAGATCGCGGTCTACCAGAAGTTCATGATCGACCACGGCTACGAGCACGGCTGGGTGCCGACGATCGCGGGTCGACGTGGGCACGTGCAGAAGATGCTGCAGGGTTGCGACCGATCCGGCAGGTACATCCAGGACGACGAGAAGCGCAAGAACATGATCAAGCACGGCGAGCGCGTGTGCACGAACACGCCCGCCCAAGGCACCGAGGCCGACATCGTCAAGGAGGCGATGAACCTGATCCGCACGGACCCGGAGATGATCGAGCGCCGCGCAGCGCCGCTGTTTCCAGTTCACGACGAGGTCGTGGCCGAGGCGCCTGGCAGCACGAGCGCGCACGCCCTCGAACGACAGATCGTCCTGATGAAGAAGCCGTATGCCGACCAGATGGAAGTACCGCTTGCCGTAGAAGGAGCGATCGGCGACAACTGGCTCACCGCCAAACCGTAGAGAAGAAGAGGAGCAAGAGGAGATGAACAAGAAGGATCGCATCGCATTCGTGAAGGCTGGCTTGGAAGGGTACGAGAGGCTCAACGATCGCTCGAAGACCCGAACAAGCAAGGCGGACTGGATCGCGCTGAAGCTCGGCTGCACGGTGAAGCAAGCCATGAAGTACATCCAGGAGGCGCTCGCTGATGCAGTTGTGGCTGACGTGTCACCCAACAAGC